CTTGACATTAGATCCAAACCAAACGGTATTAAAAATCTAGACATCATTTGTCTTTTAGACATTTCATCTGATGGGGTATTAGCCTCTGCAAGAGCTCTAGCTCGTGCAATTAAATCCGCTTCGCTCATCCCACCAACAGCTGCGTCTCCTGCTGATTGCATCATGTTTACGTTCTCATCTGTATTAAACTGTCCTCTGTTTTTTGCACCTTTTAAAAATACGCTCATGGCTGCATCTTTTATTTTATCTGCATTTTGATTTAATCTATTAATTTCAAATTGATTTACTGAACCTGCATTTTGATAATTTTGTCTTGGTGTACCTAAACCAGAAGTAATACCTTCATTGGTAGAACCACCCATTCTAAACATCGGTCTTCTAAGTACTCTGCTCATATTATTTTAATGCGCCGTAAATACCTGCTCCAGTAGCCGCTGCACCTAATGCAGTTTGTAAGAAACTTGGAGATGGTGGTTGTGGTGCTGTTACTGTTCCTGATCCTTGCATTCCACCCATGATACCCGTAACAAGATTACCATAATTTTGTAATTGTTCTTGAGGTTGAAATGCTGCTTGTCTAACTGCTTCTCTTTGTGCATCAAGTACACCTTGAGATTGCGCTTGATTCAATGCGCCCAATGAACCTAAACGTGAAATATCTGTTCCTTGTAATCCAGGTAATGCTGATGCTAATCCCATTTGATTTGCAAATTGTTGTTGTGCAGCTTGTTGTGCTTGACCAAATCCTTGTTGTAATAATCCTGCTTGTAACGCAGCTCTATTTCTATCTGAACCTGCTTGATACTCTGCTTGCATAACACCTTCACGTCCACCACCAAATGCACCAGAAGATACTGCTTGATCTCTAATTCTTTGTTCTTGCATTGCTGCTTGTCTATCAAAATCAGCTAATGTTGTATCAATAACTTGAGATTGATAGGGTGACATAAATTGTTGAAATGCTTGTGGTCCAGTTGCAGCTTGTGCAGCTTGAACAAACGGTTGAAATGATCCAACACCTTGAACTGCTAAACGTTGCGCTTGTGTTTGTAATGCATCTTGTGCAGCAACTTGTGGTGCGAGTCCTGATAAATTTTGTTGTCTTGTTGTAAATGCTCTTGCAGCATCCTGTCTTGCTTTAAATCCTGCTGCGGTTTCGCCTGGTTGTTGTGATATACCTGTAATACCTGTTGATACGACTGGTACACCAGTCATTGCTACGGCTTGTTTGGCAAGATCTTTTCCTATATCTTCTACAAAAGGCGCTGGTCGTGATATTGTGGTATCTGTTGCCATTATAATACTTCCTCTAATCGTTGTGATGTTTTAAACATTTCTCTAGCGCCATCTAATCCTTGCGATTCTTCTGATACTTCACCTCCGGATTCGAGGTTTTTCATCATGTTATACATAACTTCTGCTCCTTTGTCTACATCTCCTTCACCAGCGTTTCTCACAGCATCAGCTGTAAATACAAATTCATTCTTGGATAGTCTGGCAGGCACATCGTCTGCTCTTTCCATCCTACCCATGTCCACAAAACCACCTGTCTCTCTATAGTCTTTTTCTTTACCATCCATATCTAGTAATGGCATGGTCTTTTTGGCCACTGGTTCTGCATCTCCACCTTCTTGATAACCTGTTCGACCACCATCTGCTTGTTCAAATCTACTACCTACCATTCTTGGAGCTAAAAAACGATAAGGGCTATTTCTTATAGCATCTATATCTATTCCCTGAGTTCTGTAATACTCATCCACATCAAAATCGTCTTCCTCTTCTTCCTTACCAACACCAAAATAATCTAATGCTGCCGGTATACCTAAACCTACAGTAAGACCACCTTTTAATGTTGGCATTAATCCTCCATAACCAGAAGTTAGACCTAGTTTACCAAATAAACCTTTTTTAGCAGCCATTTCACCCATTCCTAATTTATTCATCATCAGACTATTTGCTCCAAACAAACCAGCTCTCATGTTCATTGGATTAAGCATACCTTTACTAAAAAGTTTTCCTGTTAATCCATAAGATCCACCCATAGCGCCCAAACCATATAATAATGCTGCCTTACCTATTGGTGATTTAGCAACTTTCTTAACGGCTCTTGTTACACCTTTAACCGCTTTCTTGGCTGACTTAACAAGTCCACCAACAAAATATTCATCTCTTATTGATTCAAGGTCCATGATCCCTCCCATAGGATACTCATCTTCGATCATACCACCGTCCATATATCCTGCACGTCCGCCATCGGCCATCAACTGATTGTATCTTTCGATACCTAAATCCTTGATAGCGTCTTCTTCACTGTAATAGATCTTTCCATCTAACATAACTCCTTGTGAACCAAAATAACCCGGACCACTAAATGTTGCTGGTCCTGTTGGAGTATTTACCGTAAAACCACCTGTTCCTGATGGCACATTAGGTGGTGTTGTCATTTGTGATAATGATGGAGAACTAGATGATTGTGGTGATGTGAAACTGGTTGAAGCCATTGGACTTGTTGAAGGCGTCGAAGCCATTGAACTTGGTGAGGGCATAGATGCAGTTGTAGTGGCCGGACTTGTTTTTGAAATTTTGGAAGATAGTAAAGCAGAGATCGCACCCCTAGCTTTTTGATTAGCAACTGCTTGAGCATTATTAGCAGCAATGTTTTGAGCTAAGGTATTCTGCATTGAAACCCCAGAGGAACCTCCTGTTTGAAAACCCGCACGTCCACCTGATGCAAAATTTTCAGGTATGTATTCTCTAGCAAAAGTTTTAAAATCCATCTTGCCACCTTTTTTTAAATATTCTTTATAAAAATCAATCATCTCATCTATTTTATCTTCAACAGTTAATCCATCTTTAAAACCCGCACGTCCACCCTCAGCCATACCCGTGAAATCAAATATAGAGCCCGCGAATCTTGGAGCAAGGCCACCGAAATTTCTAGTGCTTGGTGTTGGTGTCGTGGTTGCAGGATTCAATGAAGCTAGATATTCTGCCTCACTGTTAAAACCTAATTGAGCCCAAAGAGGAAGGGCTTGAGTTATTCCAGAATTTTCTCCTCCTCTATCATCTGCTGGTTTTACACCTGGAAATAATTCATTATATTTAGTCTGTGTCATTTGTCCACTATCTAAAATATCTTGAGCATCAAAAACTCTACCTAACAATTCGGAACCACTTCCTTTTTTATCTGGATCTAAACCTGGATTATAGGTTGCTTTACCATAATCTTTAATTCCTTGTACGTCTGAAGCTAATTCATTTAACTCTTCTTCAGTCATACCTTTAGCCCAATCAGGAAGGTTACCAGTAAAAGCATCAATAATAGATGTTGTAAAACCTGTAAATCCAGGTTTATTTATCAGACCCATTTTTTGTAATGCAAGTCTTTTATTTCTCTCAAGAGAACTTTCTATTAATGAATCTCTAAAATTTTGAAAAGCTGATGGAGGAGAATATTTTACGCTGCCTGTAGTTCTAAAACCTCCTTTATTTCTAGCTTCTTGTTTCTTTTCTTCTATTTTTGCTTTTCTTAATGCTTCTTGAAAACCTACATCGATATTGTTATCTCCACTAGGAGTTGATGTAGTAGGGTTGTTTGCAGTTCTAGCTACAGCTCTACCAAATTGTCCATAATCTTTATTACCTTTATCAATACCGCCTCCACCAGCACCTTTATTACCACTTCCACCTCCACTTTCTGACATACTTCCACCCCAGTCACCACCACCAGGAGGATATGCAAGAATACCTTCTTTAGTCATTGTTTCTTGACCACCTAAATCAACTAACATATCTCTTTCTCCAGGAGTTATGTAAGCCAACATATGATCTTGGCCTTTAATCTTTTTCATAGACCCATTTTTATAAAGTTGTCTAGCTTGTTGTGCTCTTGTGATCGCCATCGTTCTATTATACTATAATTTTGTATCTCCTCCAAGTGGTAAAGCTTCTACAGTTACCTTAACATCTCTTTTGATGTCATCAGCTACGGTATCAGTGTTTGAATCCTGTACGTCTTGCATAGCTTCTGCGTCTGAGTTATACTCTTGTCCTGTTTTCATATTAGTTAATGTAACTTCTGTCTGTGGTGTAATAATCTTGACCGGTTTACCGTTTATTACTTCTATTCTATATGATGCTTCTGTTTCTATAAATGACATATTAATCCCTGTTTATCTCCAATATTGATGCAATTACGTGTAATTCATTTGCATCTGATGCCTGTGCCTTTAATACCTCATTTTCTTCTAGAATTAAAGGGTGAGTTAGCAGCTCTGTTGTTGTTTTTGAGGCTATTGTCTTATCTTTAAACAAATTAAATACCGCAGATGCAGCGTTTGTTATGGTAAAAGTTATATCACATCCTGATCCAGCATCTTCAGATACTATAATACTTTTGATTATAGCTCTAGAATCAGAAGGTGCTGTGTACACCGTGGTGTTGTCCGTGGTAGTTAAATCTACTTTTGCGTTTTTATATATATTAGCCACTTATAAACCAAGAAAATCTTTCTTGCTCCTGTTTTAATTCATCTAAAAATGTAGAATTTAATTGATCCTTCATAATAGTTAAAGCTCTGTTAATTTGTTTTTGGTTAGACACATCGTATTCTGTTTTTGGTTCGGGTATTCTAATATTTATCTTAGCCATTATCTACGTCCATCTGGTTGTATATCCAAACGAAGTGTACCAAATCTCCAGGATTCGCCACTATCATCGTTTTCTATTTTAACGTTTATAAATCTACCTCTAGCTCTTGTATCTTTTTTAATTGTAGTTGAGTCTATTGTAAAAGGACTCAATGTTGTTGTGGTATCAGATTGTTGAGGATATCTTTTTATTCCTAAACTTACTTTTGCATTACCAATTAATGTTTTAAAATCTGGTATAAATCTTCTCATAGCTAAAAATACTTCACCTGCAACTTTAGGACCGCTAGCTCTACCTTGTGCATTTCTTTGTCTCTGTTCTAAATCAATATCATATGATTTTACAAATGATGAAACTATAGTAGTAGATCCATCTTCATTAACTTGATCTGTTCCTACCTCATGTTCAAAGAATTTTGTCTGACCCAAACCACTTTGACCAATAACATCTGGAAAAGTACCATTAGATGAACTGTCATATTTTGTACCATAAGGCTTTGGATATACGATAGCATCAATCCAAGAGGTCCTTGATTCTGTTCCTGTATACCACACACCACCTTTCATAGGTTCACCATAATTAAATACAACATATTTGTCATTAAAACTAGATCCTTGTGACGGATAATACCAAACAACTTCTGTAAACAGGTTATTAATACCTGCTGCAACCTGTTGTCCTTTTGTTGTATCAAAATTATCAAATACAAAATCTTCAACAGAACAAGGTAATGATTTAACTGTACCATCAAACATAAAAAAACCATTTGGTGATAGCCAGAAAGCTGCACCATCTATCTCAACAACTGCATTCTTACCAATCAATCCACAGTTGGTGCCAACCTGCTCAAATCCAAATGTAAAAGGTGCACCTACAAATTTCATTGTGTACAATGCATTATCTGTAAATACTAGAATCGTTTCTTTCGCTTTGATTGCACCTACAATTTTTGTGCCATCTTGTAATCTAAAATCACCAGCACTGTTAATCGCAGTTGCTGCGTAATCATTTATATCCTCTTGATTAGAAAATCTTATAAACATATCATCTTGTGTTGTCTCATCTCCGATAGTTGTTTCGGTTCCTAGATGGCATAGGTGTCTTGTTGTTGGTGATACAAGAGTTAATCTTGATGCTGTTGGATTAGATGCTGTAGAAAAACCGGAAGTGTTTGTGGCAGCTCTTACTGTTGTTGGTGCTGCAGCTCCTGCATTCCATGTAAATGTTTTACCGTTTCCAATTGTTGCAATTAATACCTGACCAAAATTATCAAGACTCCACAGACCGGGTTCCAATATAACCTGAGAAGCTTTTACAGCACTTCCAAAACCAGTAAAGTTTGAAGCGTCAGTAACAGCGTCTAAGTTTGAATGCGCTTGACCATTTGAAGTCCCAAAGGTTGCGGTTCCAAAAGCACCTCTGGTAATACCTGTTAAAGTGTTTGTACCTTTTCCAGTATATGTGATTAATTCATTTCCGACTGCTATGGTCCCTGTTGTTGGAAGGCCAGAGTTTGATGTAACATTAATCGTGGTTCCTGATCCACCAGTACCTGCAGTATCTGCATTCAATGATCCATTTAAAGTTGTAGTAAATGGGCTTTGAACAGTTCCACCATATTGACCTATACCAAAACCATAACCATAAGATTGTGCGGCAGGTCCAACTCTTTCATAAGGAATAACAGAACAAGATCCTCCACCTGCAGAACCCGATGTCGTTTGTGTACCTGTCACGATTGCGATCAAGGATGAAGTAACTCTGGTTACTTGAAATAGTTTATCTTCAAAAGCAGCATCTGTCAGACCTATACCACCTGGTACTGTTACATTGTCCAATAAGATAATATCACCAGATTCTAGATTGTGATTAGATGAAAATGTTAATGATACTTCCTGTGTTCCATCCTGAGCAGACATTACAACGCTTCCGATCGTTGCTTTGATAGGTGTTATATCAAATAATTGTCCTTCAAAGTATAATAATAAAAATTTATCGGTTCCAATAGCCACATATCTATTTCCTTCTAGATCAACAAAAGCATGTTGTTTTCTAGCGACACCTACGATAGTGTCTGATATTAAAGAAGACCAACCACCAACTTTTTCTGGTAGACTATATCTAAATCTCACATTGTCAGAGTCTATCCATCTGTTCTCTGCGCCTGCAGTTGTATCTTGCTTGTCAATTCCAGGTAAGAAATTATATTCAATTAGAGCCATGGTCCGTGCTCCTTATGCCGTGTTTGTCTTGAATGCCCAGCCTCTTGTTGCGTCTACATACACTAATGTAAAAGCTTGACCGTTAGTGTTCAGTGTTAGGTTTGATGTACCTGTATTTATTGGTTGACTATTTCTATTGATAATCAGGTTGTTATTTGCAAAAGTTCCTCTTGCATCAATAAACGTGACCTCTGATCCCACTGGCGGTGACGCAGGTAAGGTCACTGTAATTGGGTTAGCCGTTGTATTTGCAAATATCTGATCTCCATCTACCGCTGTGTATGTGGTAATTGTTGAAGAGTTTAAAGTTACATAACCTTTGTTACGAATACCAAGACTTACATTTGTACCGTCCGAATAAACTAATGAAGTAGATCCTATCGGTAATAGAACCCCTGTTCCTGATACAGTCTTAACTGTAATTGTGTATAGTGCAGATGTTCCTCTTGTTGTTGCATCTTCAAATACAATAACTCTTTCAGATCCATCTGGTATAGTTACATTTCTATTTGCACCTAGTGTACCAGTTAGTTTGATGTATAAATTTTTACCATTTGATGTTGCACCATTGTCAAGTGCTAAAGCCAGATCTCCAGATGCTAATTGTGCTGTTGATAGATAACCTGAAGATAGCTGTTCTAATATCTGTAGATTTGTATTTGTGATCGTGCCCCAAAGACCTGCTTTTTCACCTGTAGTGACAAGTTCTAATTTCGAGTTTGTTGAAAAAGTTGATGCCATAATTCTCCTAATACGGGTCTATCGGTGTCCAAACCATTGTCGCTCCTGGATCAATGTCGTTCCAAGTAATAATACCCGCGTCTTTTATTGTTAACGTCATCGGTGAACCAGTCGGTAACACTTTTGCCGCTGCCGATACTGTAACACTTCCGGTGCCAATGGTCAATTGATTTCCTGTGACCGAAACATTGGCTGCAGCTGTTACTGTTACTGTGCCAACACCCAAAGTTAATGGTGTGGGAGTAGGTGTTACGTTTGCTGCTCCACTTATTGTTAGTGATCCAAAGCCTAAAGTTAGTGGGCTTCCTGATGGGGTTACGAGTGCTCCTGCTAGTGCAGTTGAACTACCCACACCTAAAGTTAATCCATTACCGGTTACATTAACAGTAACGTTAGGATTAAAGAACGATGTCGATATTGGAGCACCGGATATGGAAGTCAGGCCAAGCATGGTCTATGCTCCTGTCAATGCTTTTATCTCAGCGTCGCTTAATCCTAGATCTTTGAGTTTTTGTTTACCTGAAGCTGAATCTGTTTCTTTTTGTGCAGCTTCTTCTTCAGCAGTAGGTAATTCTGCCATCTTAGCTTCTATGTCAGCTTTAGGTATTGGTGTTGTTCCTTCATGCCATTGTATTTCACAAGTGTTAATATCA